AAAGGCCGCGGCCTGGCTTGGGTTCGGCCCGTGCGGCAAGCGAAGGGTCAAATGCAACTCGCCGTCGATGCGCGACACGGGGCCGACGATCCAGTCCGAATCAATCGCCTCGGCCGGCAGCGTGGCGCCCTCGGGCAGCGGGCCGAAGTCGAAGGCATCGCCGTTGATGGTCAGCACGTCGCCAGAGCGAGAGGCAATGAGTGCTCTATCCATGCGAATCGGAGAAAGTGTTATGTGCATAGTGCGCTCCTTTAGAACCAGCGACCGATAGCGATGACCTGCGCGGCATTTGCGCCGCTGATTGAGGACCCATACCAGAGGGAAACCTGCCCAGTGGTTTCACTGCTTGCTCGCCCACTCGCCCATACTAGGCCGGACGTATCGCAGGAAACAGATGCCTTGGGCCTTTCAACAAATGCAGCCGGGAGCGTGAAATTCACAGTGCCTGAGCGGTAAAGGCCGGCAAACGAATCAGTAATCGCGCCAGTCGCTACGGTCATCACACAGATCATCGTGCCATCTGCGAACTTCGTATATTCTCCGTTTGCGTTGCTCCCTCGCTCGATGACTGCGCCAGTAGGCACGCCTGCGGATTGGGAGACGGTGCCGAGGATGTTGCTGCGCTTGTAGAACTCAGGCCCTGGCGTAACACCGGCCAGGTCGGATTGTGTGGCGTAGTGGCTAGGCAGCTCACCGCCAAGCTTGCTTGAGTCAGTCGCAGTGGCGTTCGCAGGAAGCGCCCCGACGTCTTCCGGGCCAAGGTCTACATTTCCGTTTGAGTCTGGCAGAACACCAGACACAGACTCGACAGTCCCTGGCCCCATCGCGCCGCGCACATCGGTTGCGCCTCCAATGCTGACTACGAAGCCAGAAGGCCCGACATACTGTCCGGCTGCCGGCTTGTTTGCCTCTCCTCCGGTCCAATCGGTGACTTGCAGAACGCGGCGATCTCCATCACCAACCACTGAAAGAACCGGCGTCCAGCCGGCACCGATGGCGGCAACAGCATCCGCGGCAACCTGAGCCGCCAGGCTGTGCTGCTCTGCCGCTTCGGCACTATCCGCTGAGGCTGCAGCAGCTGCCTGCGCCGATTGCAGGGCATCTAAAGCCTCAGGCGTCACATCCCCCATTGGCCCAATCGGCCCAACTGCAACCGGCGCCCCAAGCGACCAGGCATCAGCAACTCCGCCGAGCTTGATATAAAGCAGTTCAGTGTCCGTGGCGTAGTATGCAAAACCAGCTGATCGCCCGTCATATGTCGCCCGGTCAGCAAGCAGACCGGCGGCATCAACCTTGATTGATGGCCCGTTCTCGCCGAGATCTGCCAGGATGGTGCCGAACTGGTCGGTAATCTGCCGCAGTCGATCGGCGCTGTCCTTCACGTAGCCCTGAATCGGAGCGATCGCGTAGGCCTGACCTGTAGCGGTATCGCCCTGGTAAGCCGGCGAGATGCTGAGCACAGACGCGCTAGCGATGTTGGTCACCGCATACCAGCGGCCATCGGGGCCGCGGAAACCGTCACCAACACGAGCGTTCGCGCTGAAGGCAGTTCCGGTCCCGGTGACTGTCGCACTGCTGGCCGTGACGGCCACTGTTCCTGCCGAATACCACATTGGCATTTCCTTTATTTGGGCAATAAAAAACCCGCACTAGGCGGGTCGTCGGTTGCGAAACTTTTGATCTATGCAATGAACAGTCGCGCAAATACCGCAGGCACGTTCCCCTTAGTCATAAAGACTGTACCGCCTGGTCCTTGTTGGTATATCTCGGCGTAGTTCTGCGCATAGTTAAGGCTGATCGCGGTTGGCGAGGCCGAGGGAGATGTCGAGGAAAGTGCCGGCAACGTGAAGGGATTGATCATCACGTATTCGTCTTCGGCCACGTCATAGCTTGCGCGCCAGTAGTAGTGCCCAGCCAGTGTGCCGGATACCGAGCCAACATAAGTCCAGCTCTGCACTACGTTGGTGACTACCGCGGGCGCGGCGCCCGAGTCATACACGCGCGCCGCGGCGGCGTTCCATATGCGCAGCCCATAGGTGGCCGATGCGGTAGGCGCAAACACCGCCGCAAACCACTTGCCGCTCGGCAGGTAGCTGACGTTTCGTGTGCTGATGCGAAAGCCCGTCCAGTTCCCTGCGCTGCCGAGAATCGACATGCCGTAATACAGTTCGGTGCCCGTGCGAGTCGAGGGCCGAATAAACACGCACGGCGGCTCTGTCGTTGTGATCGGCTGAGGAAAGCTCACCGTGACAGTCATTGACGACCCTTGGTAGCTTCCTTTGCTAAGCACTGACAGGCGTGGCGTGTCAGCATCGATCTGGACATACCCGTCGTCATTTATCGCCAAGAATCCATAAGACCCGGATGAGCCCCCAGAGCCACCGGATGGCCTGAACTTCATAACCAATATCCGAACAGTATTGCGCGTATCGTTCACGCTTGGCGCGCTAGGATGGTACCGCGTAATTTGGATGTTGTTGGTCTGAACTACGATGTGCGGCATGAAGCTGTCATTGATCGTGCCCGTTAACGCCAGCACAACCGCGCAATGGTTGGTGGCGTTGCCGGTTATTGGAATGTTCACCAGCGAAGTGTTGGCAAAGTTCACCAACACATTCGCTACGATCTGATAGGTGAACGTCGACGTATCAAGCTGCAGGCGGCCTTGCGCATCCCACGTTCTTAGCCCTCCGATCATGCCGTCAAATCCCCCGCTTGAACGCGCAGCACATTATTGCCATCCCAGAACTTCAGCGCCCTGTGTGTCATCTGCATCCGGCCTTGACCGGCCACGCTGCCGTTGATTTCGAAGGTGCCAGACTTGTTTAGCCTCCAGCCCTGTTGCCCAGCGACAAAGTTTGTCGATTGCAGCGCTGTAGCGATCTTCGCCATATCAATCGTGCCGTCGCCTATCACTGCCGAGTTGATAAACACTTGGCCGCCCTGAATCACGAACGGCGTGCTGATCACACCATTAGCGGTGTTGATCACTGCAAACCGATCAGCCTGGAACAGCACCTGCGATTGCATGCCATCTGGAGTGTTCTCGATGCCGAGCCCCATTCCGGCCGCGTAGTACTTTCCGTCCTGGGTCAGCTGCAGCTTCACGGAGTACATCGCCGAAAGATCGCCATCTAAATTGGCAACCGCCTGTTGCGTCGTTTGGATTGCTGAGGAGTTCTCTCCTACGGATGCCTGGAGCTGCTGAGTGGTTTCGGCAACTGCCGAGAACTCATCGGCGATCACTCGCTCAATTTCCGTGATAGACGCGCCTATTTCGTCCGTGACCTGAACTTGCAGCCTGGTTAGCCGCTCAGCCATCGCTGAGTTCTCTCCAGCCCTTACGCGCGACTCCTGTGTGATCCTGGCAGATGCATCCCAGCCGGTCAGCGCGTCGGCCAGGTCGCCCTCGCCGTCGTCATCTCGGTAGGCTGCCTGCAGCACCTCCAGGCTCGACGCCGCAGCAGTGACCTTGCCATCCAGCAGTTCAAGGCTCGCAGTGTTCTGCTCGACCTGCAGTGCAAGACCATTTGCCGACTGAACTACCTGACCGATGTCGAGCCAGTAGGTCGCGTTCGGCGGGGCGTTCGCGCCATCCGGGTCAGCCGGAACATTGATCCTGGCTTGATACAGCCGCTGCCCATCGCGGACCGAGTCTCCAGCCAGATAGGCATTGTGCGGCGAGTACTCGAGCGCGTCCGTAAGTTCCCTGATCCGGTCATTGACCGATCCAGGGCCGTCGCCATCGATCAGGTTGATCCGATCAAGCAGGTTCTGCCCGAGCTCGGTTTCGCTAATCTGGCCTGCGATGTACTCGAGGATTGCCGTCGCGTCGGCGCTCGATTGGCCCATCACCCAGCCAGACCACGGACCAATGTTGCCAGTCCGGTCGATCAGGCGAGCCCTGAACCAAAACGTAATGCCCGCGGACAAGCCGGTCACGGTGTGCGTGTTGGCCGGATAGGCGTAGTCGCCGAGATGCAGCGTGTCCTGCGCACTCTGCGTCGCCCCATACTGAATCTCGGTGCGCAGCGTGTCCTCTGCCCCAGCGGGAAATCCCCACTCAAGGCGAATACCGAAAACCTCTGGCGCGGCATTCAGGAACGCCACGGCAGGTGGTGTTCCTGCCTTGCCGGCCAACTCGATCGCCTCGCTGTAGCCCCAAGGGCTCGTCACATCCAGACTGTTCAGTGCGCGGACGCGGATCTGGTAGGTACCGGCGTAGATGCCGACCACGTCAATCTCCGTGCCGCCAACGCGCCCCGCGTAGACCCAAGCCCCATCGCCGCGCTTCCACTCCACGTCATAGCGGGTGGCGCCGGGTGCAGCATTCCAGAGGATCGTCATTGTGGTGACGGCCATGGTCTGCTCGATCATCCAGTCGCTGATAGCGCGGATATTCGTCGGAGCAGCCTGCACGCTGGAAGGGATGGCCGTAATCGGGCGCTGGCTGATGATCGCCCCGCTGTCGACCGCGGCGTGCTTACCCTCGACGTACTTGCTCGCCGTGATGGCATATTCCAGCGGGCCGGACTCGGCGATGCTGACAATCCGGTAGCGCTGGGCCGCCAGGCTGGTCGATTCCCAAGCCCACACGCTCTGCGCGACAGGCGCTGCGTCGAATGCAGGCGCGACGGTCAGCTGGTTTCCTTCCACCTCGACGATGCTTCGGGTCTGCGCTACGCCGCTCGGAAGAATACAGGTCAGCTCATCGCCGCTCTGCACGCCTTCGACCTTATCCACGGTGACGACGGTCGTCGTTGCAGCGCTCAACCGGCCGCCAATCCGGCGCCCAGCCCGAGCATTGTCAGCCACTCGAATGATCTGACCTGGGCGCGCACGGATGCCGTCAAGCCCGACAGAGAACGTGACCGTTTCCGTCTCAAGCAGGTTGGTCAGCAGCGCCCAGCGGCCGGCGCGCTGCGCCTGTCCCTGCGACGTACAGCCGAGCGCCGTGATCTCGGTAGTCTGAACACCGAAACGCGCAATAGCGTCGTCATCCTGTACGTACTCGACCTTACGGCGGTACATGTCGGATGGATCGTTCCAGCCAACCAGAACTGCGCTGTAGCGGGTGCTGCGCTTGCTGCCCTTGTAGCTGAACTTGCCGTTTTTGACGTTGGCGTTGGTGTAGGTGTAGACCGGGTCAGCCGGCATGTCGGCCGAGACGATCGCCTGTCCGGCGCCCCAGTACGTGATGCCGCGGAACACTGCCGCGATGTCCTGCAACGCCTTGTAGGCATCGGCGCGCTTCTGCAGGTAGAGGTTGCAGACAAAGCGCGGTTCCATGCCGCCCTGGCCGTCGCTGACAAACTGGTCGCAGTATCGACCGATCTGGTACAGCCCCCACTTGTCCACCTGGCTTGCATCGATGCGGTCACCGAGACCATAGCGCGGGTGCAGCAGCAGGTCGTAGTAGATCCACGCCGGGTTGTTGCTGTACGCCAGTTGGAACGTGCCGTCCCAGATGCCGGTGTAGGTGCGAGTTTCCGGGCTATAGTTGCTCGGCACGCGAATGATCCGGCCGCGGGCATGGTAGCCACGACGCGGCACCGACCCGCCGAAAGTCTCTGCATCGAACGAGACGCCAACGATAGCCGAGTTCGGATAGCGGAACTTGGCGTCGATGATCTCGGTGAACGACTTGATGTTGACCGTATCGGATATGGTCGATGACGTGCTGTTCGGAGTCAGGCGGCGCACGCGCACACGCCAGCCGCCAGAGCCTTCTGGCAGATCGATACGCACCGATCTCTCATAGCCGCCAGTGGTCTTGCCGTTGAAGGCGCCCGTCAGCACCTCTTGGTAAGCGCCAAGGCCAATCGCTACGTCAATGGCGTAGTCGACCCGGTAGCCAGTCGTATCGCCATTGCTGGCGTTCTGCTTTGCCAGACGAGGCACCAAGAAATTGATCCGGACAGCCGAAAGATCAGTGTTCGTAATCGAGCGAACCCAGGGCGAAGAGGCCTGCAACTCAACGCCGATCGTGATCTCGTTCTCAACCTGCGGGAATCCAGCCAGATACGACTGGTGCTGGCTTCCTGTCCGCTGTGCCCAGCTAAACCCGCGGAACGAAGCTCCGCCGCTGGTTGATGCCGGCGTTTCGTCTAGGTAGATGGAGGCCGAGCCATTGACGAGCCCGTAGATTTCCCCCTCGGAGATGAGATCGATCAGGCGTGCATAGGCGATGCTGACCAGGCTATCGGGCGACTCTTTTGGCGTGCGCGGCTTGTCGCTACCACCCTTGGCGCCCTTGATCATTGCTGTCATGCCCGGTCCTCAACGTAAACGCCGCCAGAAATCACCGCAGACCCTACGATCAACTCGCCGTAGAGCAGCGGCACAGGGTTGCCTTGGGCCTCGGTGTTTACCGGGCCGTTGAATGCGTAACTGGATCGGTTGTTGGCAGAGTCAGCCGACTCTGCGGCGCTTGGCTGCGGAGAGAGCATCATCACCGCGCCGCCGATTGCCATTGCAGCGCCTGCCATCATCAGCGCCGGGTTGGCCGTGATTGCGCCGGCCACGATCAGGACGATGCCGACGATGACCTGAAACAGGCCGCCCTGCTTGGCGCCTGCCGGAATTGGCGCGATCCGAATGTCATCCTTGCCGGACGGGTGCCCAAGCGCCTCAGCGCCGACATTCTCGCGACCGTAGAACACGGCATATCCACCTGGCGCATTGGACATATGGCTCTCGAAGCCAGGCAGCATCACGCACAGCGCGCGGACGGCTTCGGCGGCATTCGCTACGGCCAGGCGATGAACGCGGCCAAACTTAGCCCCCAGCTTTCCGTAAAGCCTGATTGTCTTGAGTTTCATGGCGCCAGATGCTCACTGTCTTTTCCAGCCAATAGCCGCCATACGGGTCGCGCTTGGAGTCGCGCCCGTAGAGGTGATGGAGGATTGATTGCGGTGCAGGGTAGTGCCCCGGCTCGGAAGCCAGCACGCCCGACTCGAGATAAATGCCGGCGTGGTTCGGCACCGGGGACCGGATCTGCATCAGCACTACGTCGCCGTGCTGCAGGCTGCTCACCGGGTGGAAGCCGGCCTTTGGCAGCAGCTCCCGGTAGTAGTCCTTGCCTTGATCCCACCAGCCGTCCTCGCGCTCGTAATGGCCGAGGTCGACGCCCATTTCGCGCTGGTAGAAGTCGAGAACGATGGACAGGCAGTCATGCACGCCATGGACGAACTCTCGCCCGATCAGTGGCGCCTGCCAGCCTTCGGGCTTGAGCCAGGAGTGCTTGCCCGCCTTGCCCTGCTCCACCGGAATGATTGCCCAGGGCAGACCAGACTCCTCGCAGGCGACCCTATCCGCCACGCTGGGCTGCGCCGGGTAGTCCGGGTGGCTGTGCACCACGGCTTGGACCTCTCCCTCGCGCATGGCCGCCTTGTAGTCGGCCGGGTCGATGACGAAGTGCTCGCTTGGCGTGGAGGCGATATTGCGGCAGGGTCGGTATTGGCCATCTACCAAAAGGCCGCAGCTTTCCCGGGGGTAGCAGGATTCCGCGTGCCGCTTGGCTGCTGCTGGTAGTCGCATGGTCTGCACCCACAAAAAAGCCCGCGCGTGGCGGGCTGTTGGATTGGAGCTATGTCAGCGCACAAGGGCGGCTGCGGGGAAGCCGCCGAAGCTCAAGCTGCCATTGGCGCCGAACCGCAGCTTGCAGCTCTGCAGCCGCTTTCCGCATTTGTCCCGCGCCGCATCCGTCGTGATGATGTCGTACTCATCTGCCACGGGCGGGCCGGTGTAGCCGCATTCAGCGCTCCGGTACCGCCACGGGCAGTGGTTCGCGATGATCTGCCGCCGCGGAAGCTGGACGCCCTGGAAGTCCATGGCGCTGGCCAGCTCGAACTCCACCGCCTCGGATGTCTCGCCGACCTTCTGCTCGATGAACCAGATCTCCGGCGGAAACTCCTCGTCCGGATCGGCATCGGGCATTCCGTCCAGGTACTTGGCCAGCGTCCGGCGACGGGTCAGCTTGGCGCCAACCATGTCGTCGAACTCCAGGCACAGCGCCGTGATGAACCCGCCGACGTTGCCCATCTTCAGGCTCGGCGACGGGTTGCGGCTGCCGCTCATTTCGAACCCGCTAGCCTCAAGCGGCCACGGGTCGTACTGCACACCCTTGAAGCTGATCGGCCCGGCGTCGTGGCTGTGGAAGTGGTACACCTCCGCGCCAATCGCTTCGGCGTCGAGGGTATAGAGGGTCACCACGTCGCCGGGCTCAAGGCGTTGAACGTCTGCAGGCAAGCTCACGGGTGAAATACCTCCTCAAAAGTAGCGGCCAACTTGAAATTGCCAGCCCCCTCATGCGTCAGGCTGTAGCCGGCCTTGCACTTGAATAGCTTGCTTTCTCCCTTCGGCGTAACCCACTGGAACGCCTTGTAGCCGGCCTGCCGGTCAAGAAACTCCGACATGGCCTTGACCGGCATACCACTGCCATCTGTCCAGTGCCCGGCAGCAGAAATCCGCCACGCTTCTTTTCTGACGTTGATGCCGTCGCCCGCCCCCTGGCTGTAGCCGTCGCCGAAGTCGGCTGTCAGGGTGCGAAACGCCACATCAATACTGGTGGCGTTATCGACCGGGTAATCGAACAACTCCATTAGCGGCCACCTCCATATAGATTCCACAGCAGGCCGCCGGGGCGGGACTCTTTTTCGATTCGCGACATCAATACTGCGTCAATTGCTCCGGCGACTTGCTTGCCGGTCTGCTGATCGCCCATTTCGCCGCTACCGCCAGCACCTGCCTCCACCGTGACCGAGGTATTGAGCTGGATCACCGGCGATCCGCCGCCACCGCCACCCTTCTGCTTGGTGTGATCAGTGATTGTCTCCTTCGGGTGAACCATGGCCATGAACCCGCCCTTGCCATCGAGGCCGCCCACTCGCGGGCCGTTGCCGGTATAGCCGCCGCCTTCGAAGCTCTGGACTGACGCGATATTACTGACGATCCCTGCCGTCGCAGCAGCTACCGACGCCATCGCCCCAAGGTTGAGAGGCCAGGGGTTCGCGGCAGCCAAAGCAATGCCCTGCTGAATAGCAACCATCGACTGAGCGATCGCGAACGCCTTCTGCGCCACGAACATCGCCTTGTAGACGCCCGACTGCTTCCCGGCGAACTGGCTCGTTATATCGGCTAGATTCCCAAATAGGTCAGCCGCGCCTGCCAGCGAAACCTGATATCTGGCCTGTTCGATCTGGGCAATCTTCTGTTGATGCTGCTCGTGAATGTTGCTGATTCGCTCGGCGTATTGCTCCTCCGTGATGGCCTTTGCCTCAAGGAAGCCGCGCTGCTTCTCAAGCTCTGTTGCACGCCACTGCTCAAGCGCAATCGCGTCCTCCTGCAGTTTGATTAGCTCGCCGCCCGCTCCGCCGATGACAGCGTCGACACCGCGAGTTCCTGGCGCTTGCGACACGCCTTCGACGGTCCCCGGTGCCTGATCGGCATTCATCTGCACTTCACGGATGCGGCGCAGCGTTTCCAGCCTCTGTAGGGCCTCAACGTTGCCTTGGCGCTCGTACTCGGCAATCTTCTCGGCGTACTCCAGCTGGAACTGTGCGTCATTGGCGGCGCGCAGCTGTCCGGACTCGCGCAGAATGTCGATGCGCAGCTTTTCCTGCTCGGTAAGATCCCGTTTGGTATCTAGCTCATGCGCCAGCCCGATCAAGTAGTCAGCTTGTTGGCCGGCTATGCCCTTCAGCGCCCCTTGCTCGATCTCAAAGCGCAGGCTGGCGACTTCGCTTGTCTGGCCATACAGCGCTAGCTGCCTAGCCAGAGACTTCTCCATCGATTGATAGGAGTTCGTCAGCTTCTTGACTTCGGCATCAGCAACTTTTGTATCTTCGGCGATGGCCGATACGAGCTTTCTAGTTTCTGAGATAGCCTTCGGCGGCTCCGTTGGCGCCGGAAGATTCGCCTGCGGTCGATTCAGCGCATCGTTGAGCGCGGCCTGAATCTTGGCGATCTCAGCATCTAGCTCCTGCTCGTTGTAGTAGGAAACCACCCCGTCACGGCCAAAGAAAACCAGCTTATCGAGTGCGCCGCCCTCCTTCATCTTCTGAAGTCGAACCAGCTCATCATTCAGCCGCACGACATCATCAGCCGCGATACCATTCATCATCGCGGCGAGTTCTTCGGCGCCCCAGCGGACAACTCCAACCGTCTCGCGCGTAACCGATGCAATGGTAGAGAATGCCTTTACTACTCCAGCGGCAAGCTGTTGAGCCGCCTCGATCGTTGCCGGATCAGCCAGTATTACGGAGAGCTCCTTTATCGAACCAACAAGCACGCCGCTAGCATTCGATGTCTCGTTTACCCTTCCAATGAAGACCCCGAACTGTGTTTGCAGGTTGGTCAGGGCATCTTTTACAGAGGTATCCATCTCATCGGCAAAGCGCTTGTTCTCTTCACGGCTGCGGCGTAGGCCTTCATTCAGCGCTTCGACCGACAGCTTTCCCGTTGCGCCGAGCTTGCGAATCTCTTCAGTGCTGCGCCCTGTTGCTTCGGAAATACCATTCACGATGGATGGGGTGGCTGCCAGAATCGATGCGAAGCCGTCCGCGTCGATCTTCCCCTTCATCAGCGCCTTGGAATAGGCGTCCATGGCGGTGCGGGCTTGATCTGCACGCGCAGCATCTCGAACCAGCGCGTAGGAGAACGAATCCGTAATATCCAGAACTTCGGATGTGGCGTATCCAAGATCGCGCAGGGTGTCGGCGGTGGAAAGGTATACCTCTTGCGCCTCGCTCAGGGCGCGATAGGTGCCGTTGGCGGTTTCCAGCAGCCGCGCCTGGACAGTCTCGTACTCTTCAGTGCTGCTCGTGGCGTTACGAATTCGAGAGGCCATCTGGCCGTACTCGTCGGATGCACGTATAACGGCGCGCACACTCAAAAATGCGGCAAGCGGAGCGGCAACCGAGCGGACTACTCCACCCAGGCTGCCGACACTCTTCTCGGTCCGTTTGGCCGTTTTCTCGAAATTTCCGAGGGCCTGATCGCCCTTATTGACCTGCGTGCTGTCTACCGCAACCACCAGCTTTGCATATTCAGTCATGCGGCAACTCCAAAGTGCAAAGCGTGATTTTCGGATATCAGCTCGATCTGTCGGCGCAGCCTTGGGTTAGCGATCAACAACTCAGCAATTTCGGCCGGCGTTTTCATGGGTAGCGACCAGTCAGCGACCAGCGAAGATGCAAGGGTTGCGCGGCGCAGGCGGATCAAACGCTTACGTCCTGCGGAATCGGCCGCATCCAGCAAGGCGCGGCATTGCTCTGCTCGACTAGCTACAGCAGCCGCAACTACAACGAACTCGGGGCTCATGACAGAGCGGACGCGCACCCATTCCCTATTGCCGGACGGATCAACAAGATCGACCTTGACTCCCTGGCTGGAGCGGGTCCGTGTGTAAAAGTCCTCGGGGCGCATCACTTTTCCTCGGGCATAAAAAAACCCGCCGGAGCGGGTTACCTGTATCTGCTGGGCTACATGCCTGGGTATTTGCTCAGATCGAAGTCAAAAGCCCTTGTGCCGGCCTTGTAGAAGTCAATGCCGATGCGGATAGTCCCGCCCTGCTTGGCAATAGCTTCGAGCTGGGCAGCATCACGCACAAACATGATGTCACTGTCATGCGTGCTACTTGGAAGGCCTGTCCACTGCTGAACCTTACCGTCTCCAACGCGGAGGCTGAATCGGCAATCGTGTCGGTGACAGAGCATCTGCCCTTTATCGATCTGAAGGTAAGCATCCAGTTCGCCTTCAGCCCTGCGGAATGACAGGGTTAGGCCTGACCCACCGCTGACGCTGTATGGGAAGTCAAAGCTTGTCGTGTTATTCGAGCGAATTTTCAGAACCTTAACTTTCTTATCTGTCATCGCCTCGGTGTACTCATGAGCGACCCAGGGAGATACTTTTGGCTTTGGCTGAGAGGGCAAGTTAGGCGGGCCAGGTCGAGCGTCGCCTGATCCCTGAACTGAGCTAACAGGCGTTGCTGTCGGCGCCTTTCCAATCCCGCCACCTATGCTGTATGCAATCGGCGCTACTACGGCCAAAGCAAACAACCAGCCCAGCACACCGACCCGCTTCTTTACTGCCGCCCCGCAGTGCGGACAGGCCTTAGCACTGCTAGCAACCTGCCCGCCGCACTCGTTGCACTTCCCTACAGCCATAGTTAATCCCTCCCCAGTGAGGATCGGAATGTATCAAATCGCCGCCCTATTGGCTCGCCACGCGCTGCTCAACAGAATCCAGGCGGCGCAGCAGCATGATCTCGTGCGGCTTCAGCGTGTGGCCGTAGAGGTCAGCCCACGCCTTCAGCTCGACCAGCGAGCCTATCGGCCTGGCCGAGCAGTACCACTCCCAGACGTAGGCCAACTCAGGCGGGCACTCCGGCCCATCTAGGCGTGATGGACGCTTACCTGTTTTCTCCGCGATGGCTTCCAGCTGCGCGCGGACGGTGATGCGCTTGTCCGGCCCTTTCTTCGGCCTCGGCCCAGCTGGCCGCAGCAGTCCTAGTTGATGCTCGGCGTGTGCGATCAGTCCTTCGGCGAGCCCGTCGAGCGTTTCCCAAAAAAACGGCGGCGGTCACTCGCGAACCGGTCAACCTCTGCCGTGATGTAGGGGGACTCGCGCAGGAACTCCAGCAGCGCGGCCTCGGAGAACTCAGCCTCGAACGACCAACCGATCACGAGCGCGGCATTCAACTTGAGCCGCGCGGCCTCTGTCTTCTCCGCTCGCTCCTTTTCGTCCTTGACCGAAGCCAGGACCAACAGTTCGCGCCTGAAGTCGTCCAGCGCCACGCGGAACTGGTCGGAATCCACGCCACGGATCTGCAGCCACTCATCCGTTGGCGTCCCGTCAGGCAGGGAGAGCGGCATGCGCTCCCCCTCGTTCGCCTTTGCCCGGGTGAAGAAGTCACTCGGCTTCATGCGAACCCCTTACGCCGGAATGCGGGTGATGGTGATCTCAGTGTCGACGGCCTGGTCATTGAAGGCCCGGAAGTCGTAGTTCTGAATGATCGGATCGTCGCCACTGCCTTCCTCGCTCGAGGTCGTCAGCTTGGCCTGGGTCATGCTGATCTGATAGCTGTTCTCGCCATCGGTCAGGGTCACTACCAGCGGGGTCTTCGTCTCGCCGAGGTACTTGTCCTTCAGGCGGTTGTCCTCGATGTAGGCGGACAGGCTGCCGGAGACGTTGATGCGTCCCAACTTGATGTCGTAGGCGTCTCGACTGAACAGGCGGTAGATCGCCTCCATGCCGTTATCGAGCGACAGGTTCAGCGCGGTCGCGTGGTTCAGGCCGGTTCCGCCTTCGGTAAGCGAGCCCTCGAACGTGGTCATCATCACGGTCTCGGTCGGATCGGCCATGCTCTCGGTCAGCGCATCGTAGACGTAAGGCTCTTCCTTGGTCCCGATCATGGAGAAGGTGATGCCGATTTTGCCCTGCAGCGGGCAGTCGATGGCCACGGTCCCGACTTCGCACCCGCGATAGATAAGCCAGCGGCCGATATCCTCGTTGTGCTTTAGGATGGCGAACTTGCGGCGAGTGCTTCCGGTCTTTAGGACGTTGGCGGTCCATGTGCCGTGAAAAGCCGCTTCCAGCAACATATCGAAGGTGCCGTAGGTCAGCTCCGCCTCGAGGTCGCCGGCCACGCTGGAAACGCCGCTGCGGGACTCGGCCGTATGGCGACCAGGCAGCATCTCGTCCGATTCCAGCTCTTCGACCGACTGGCCCAGGCCATTGGTGATGAGGCGCAGCGGAATCCAGGCAACAGCAGGATCGAGAGTGCCGCCGACGCCCTCCAGTTTGATGTAGGTGTTCTGATTGACGCCTTGTGCATAGGGCATTTGCTATCTCCAGAAATGCAAAAGCCCGCTCAAGGCGGGCTGCGGTGTTTCGGGGTGTGGTTACGCCGGGAATGACCAGGCGGTGCAGTAGATACTGACGCTGACCGACTGCCAGACATCCTCTTGGCGAATCTGCGAGCGCTCAGCGCGGCGGATCAATACGCCCTGGCCTTGGTAGTCGAGGCGCTTGCCGGAGGCGAAGAAGGCCAGCAGCGTGT